TCAACACTGTTGCCGAGAACGGAATCAACCGCGTCCTGGGTGCTGACACCTATGTGACGAGCGCTGCGTACAAGGCTGGCACCTCTGGCGGATCTTCCGCGAAGCCTGATGTCCTCGGATTTGCTGGCGACTGGAGCCACGCTCTGTATGGCACCGTCGAAGGCGTCCGCATCGACTACTCCAGCGACGCTACGCTGACGCTGGCTGACACCTCGACTGTCAACCTGTTCCAGAACAACATGTTCGCGGTCCGCGCCGAGATCGAGGTCGGATTCGTTGCTGAAACGGATTACTTCGACGCTATCACGCGCACCCATGTTGGATGATGGTTAAGCTGATTAACGCAGCTACTGGCACGGAAATGTGGGTCGCTGAAGAGCGAACCGCAGAATACTTGGCGGCGGGTCATATGCCTGCCGTCGAGGTTCCGCCAGCTCCGCCGCTGGAGAAGCCCGTAGCGAAGAAACCTGCCGCAGCCAAGAAACCGGCGGCAAAGAAGCCTGCGGCAAAGAAAAAGACGACGACAAAGAAGTGAGGTAATAGTCATGGCATATGCAACAGTAAGTGATGTGCAAGCGCGGATGACGCGGACAATGAGCACGGCCGAGCAGACAATGTGCGGAACATACCTTGACGATGTGGCAGTGCTGATTGATTCATACAATGTCAATGCGAGCGCGAACGCGAAGCTGATTGTGTCGTGCCGTGTTGTTATCCGTGCTTTAGGCGATGGAAGTGACCTGGGCGTTCCGATGGGCGCGTCACAGGGTAGCATGTCTGCTCTGGGCTATTCGCAGAGCTGGACCATTGGCACGGGCGGGTCGGTCGGCGAGCTGTATCTGTCCAAAACCGAGAAGAAATTGCTTGGTTGCGGTGAACAGATCGGTTCATACAGCCCGACCGAGGAATTAGTTCCGCCGGTCCCGAATCCGGAGGCGTTCGCATGAGAGGCATAACGGTCACTTTACACAAGAAAACACAAAACGGTTCGGATGCGTTCGGCGCACCAACATATACTGACAAAACCGTTACGGTTGACAATGTGCTTGTCGGTGAGCCGACTTCCGAACAGATTGTGCAAGAGCTGAATTTGTACGGAAAACACCTTGCATATGTTCTGGCCATTCCGAAGGGTGATACGAACACCTGGACGGACACTGAAGTGGAGTTTTTCGGCCAGACTTTCAAGACATATGGCGAGCCTACGCAAGGCATCGACGATCTGATTCCGCTGTCTTGGAATAAAAAGGTCAAGGTGGAACATTATGGCTAATGTTGAATTTCAACTGAATTTGCCGGGCTTGAACGAGCTGATGAAGTCGTCGGCTATGCAAGCGCATCTGCATCAAGCGGGTGCAGCGGTCGCAGGCGCGGCCGGGACAGATTACGGTCACACAACCTATGTACTTAATTGGGTTGCTGTTGAAAACATCTATCCCGCGTCCGAAGAAGCGGCAAGAGAGAATTATCAAAATAACACACTTTTGACGGCGCTCGGTTCTGTCGGGCTGTCGCCGAAGTAAGGAGCAATAAATGATCGAAAAAACCGTACTTGATTATCTGAATAGCGTTTTGAGCGTTCCGGTCACGATGGAAGTGCCGAAGGACCCGCCGGCGAAGTTCGTTGTCTTGCAAAAGACGGGCTCCAGCCGGATAGATAGGCTCGACACGGCGACCATCGCTGCACAGTCCTACGCTGGCTCACTGGCGGACGCTGCGGCGTTGAATGAGGAAGTCAAGGCGGCGTTCGATAGCATGATTGAGCTGGACGCGATTAGTTCATGCAAGCTGAATAGTGATTACAATTTCACGGACACGAGCATGGAGAAATACCGTTACCAGTGCATTTATGTGATTTGTTATTTGGAGGTATAAATTTATGAGCACACAGAGCTATGTAAGCACAGGCAAGCCGGCTGTTGGCGGTGCTATTTATCGCGCTCCTATCGGGACTGCGCTCCCGAACAGTGCGACGGCAACGCTCAACTCCGCCTTCAAGTGCCTCGGATATGTGTCTGAAGATGGCTTGACCAACACGAACACGGCCTCGACAGAGCAGATTAAGGCATGGGGCGGCGATGTTGTTGCGACACCGCAGACCGAGAAGCCTGACACATTCGCCGCGACATTCATCGAGGCGATGAACACTGATGTCCTGGCGGCTGCCTATGGCGACGACAATGTTTCCGGCGCTATTGCGACCGGCATCACGATTCGCGCCAACAGCGCAGAGCTTGACAAAGCGGCTTGGGTCGTTGACATGATCCTGGGCGGCAACCTCAAGCGCATCGTCATCGCGACCGGACAGGTCACGGAAGTCGGTGACATCGAGTACAAGGATGATTCCCTGATCGGTTATCCGCTGACCATTACTGCTTTCCCGGGCGGCTGGTCTGACACGACCGACACGGACACCCACAAAGAGTACATCATTCAGAAACCGTCAAGCTAATTGACGCATAGGAGGGACCCACATGGCTACAAGTAAGATTCATGGCGAAACTTCGACAGGATTCAAGTACACGATAGACCCGGAAGTCATCCACGATATGGAGTTCATTGAGCTCGCGGCAGAGGTGGACGGCAACGGTCTGCTGTTCCCGAAATTCCTGGAGAGCATGCTTGGCGCAAAGCAAAAGCAAGCATTATACGATCATGTCAGAAACAAGAAGGGCCGCGTTCTGATCGAATCCGTTAAGGCAGAGGTCGAGGAGATTTCCGAAACGCTGGCCGAGGACAGTGACACAAAAAACTGATGATGCTTGCCGTCATGCTTGGCATGGACCGCGACGCTGTTATTTGTGATTTGGCTGAAACCTATGGTGTGCTGGATTACAAGGCGTTGCCGGTCGATACACTTGCGACGCTTTGCGCTGGGTTACATGAAGATTCACGGATAAAGATGCGGATGATGGATTGCCAAAAGGTTGATCCGTCATTCGCTCTTGTTCGCATTTCAGACACTTTGACGGTCATCTACTACATGCTTCGGTGCATTGGTGGCGACAAATCGGCCGATATACCTGCGCTGTACCAAGACATAATGACCGGCAAGCAAGAGCCGAAACATAACACTGGCTTTGCCAGTATCGAAGAATTTGAAGAAGCACGAAAAAGGATGTTAGATAATGGCTGATTTAGGTCAAGCATATGTCCAGATAGTTCCGAAGGCTACTGGCATAAAAGGCAAAATTACACAGGCAATATCACCGGAGGCCACGATGGCCGGCACGCAAGCGGGTGCGGCTATTGGTACCGGTATTGGCAATAAACTGTCCAGCATGGGCGGCTCTATGATTCGCGCCGGCGCTATTGCAACGGCGGTATCTGTGCCGATTATCAAAGGCATCAAGAGTGCTATGTCCGCGTATCAATTACAGAATGCGGCAGAAACCAAGCTGACAGAGATCTACAAGTCGAGGATGGGCGCGACGGAAGCAGCCGCCAAGTCCACGATGAAGCTCGCGAGCGCTCTGCAAAAGGAAGGCGTGGTCGGTGACGAGGTCACGCTGTCCGGAGCTCAACAGCTCGCAACATTCGCAAAATATCCAGAAACAGTCAACAGCTTGCTTCCGTCCATGCAGAACCTACTCGTTCAGCAAAAGGGCTTGAACGGCACGACACAGGATGCCACGCAGATCGCTAACCTCATGGGCAAGGTTATGATGGGCCAGACTGGCGCGCTCAAGCGTGTTGGTGTGTCCTTCACCGAAGCCGAGGAAAAGGTGCTGAAGTACGGTACAGAGCAAGAGAAGGCCGCTATGCTGGCGAAGGTCATTACGAACAATGTCGGCGAAATGAACAAGGCCATGCTCGAAACGCCGGAAGGCAAGATCCAGCAGATGAAGAATGCGTTCGGCGACCTGGCGGAGAAGCTTGGTGCTACGCTTGCGCCTGCGCTTGCTGACATTGCTAATTGGCTGTCGAATAATCTCATTCCAAAAATCGACGCGCTGATGACCAAGATTCAGGGCAGTCCTATCGCCGGCAAGGTCGTTGCGGGCATCGCAGGCATCACGGCAGCAGGTGGACCGCTCTTGATTATCGTCGGTACGCTGATGAAGGCGTTCGGCGGTCTGTTTTCATCTATCGGCGGAAGCGGTGCGGCGGTTGGTGGATTAGCTAATGCGTTCAAGTTCCTCACGGGACCGCTTGGCATAGCCACTACGCTGTTCACGGTCATGTTCACAAAGTCTGAATCATTCCGCACGGCTATCATCAACCTGGTCAAATCGGTGGCGAGTTCGTTGATGCCGCTCATCAAGCAAATCGTCCCGGTCATCCAGACGATTATGACATCGTTGTCAAAGCTCGTTGTGGAGATAGGCAACGCGCTTGCTCCGGTCATTCAGCGGCTGATTCCTGTTATCCAGCAGGTCGTGACCGTTGTGGCAAAGGTTGTATCGGAAGTGGCGAAGGCGGTCGTTCCGATCATCCAGCAGCTCATGCCGATCATTCAGAGCATCGCCACGACCGTGGCGGCTGTGATGAGCAAGATCCTGGCCGTGGTTATTCCGGTCGTTCAGAAAATTCTGTCGGTCGTAGTTCCGGTCGTTCAAAAGATCCTATCGGTCGTTGTGCCGGTCATGCAGAAAATCTTGAGCGTGGTATCGTCGGTGCTCGGCAAGGTCAAGAGCGTGTTTTCAAGTGTGTTTGGCGTAATTAATAGCATCGTCAAAAAGTCTGTTAATGGCGTGAAAGCATCTATTGGCGGCATAAAATCTGTTATTAGCACTGTCGGTAGTGTTTTCGAAAAAATCAAAAGCAAGATGACGAAACCGATCGAGGTCGTCCGCGACACTATCAAAAAGGCTATCGATAAAATCAAGGGCTTTTTCCACTTCACGCCGGACACGCCGAAGATTAAACTTCCGCATTTCTCGATTTCACCGAAGGGCTGGAAGATGAAAGACTTGCTCAAGGGCAAGATTCCGCACCTGTCCATTAAGTGGGCGGCAAAAGGTGGTATCGTCGATGGCGCTACTCTGGTCGGTGCTGGCGAGAAGGGACAAGAAGCTATTGTTCCGCTCGACCCGTTCTGGAAGAAAATGGACAAAATGGCCGAAACCATGAATGGCGGCGGCGACACATTCAACACGACGCTGGTGTACGAGGCCGGCGATGATGCAAACGACATGTTGCGCGACCTTGCGCGTGGCATTAAGAGATACAGAAGGGCGGGAGCGTTCTAATGGCAACATACAAAGGCACAAAAATTACCGGCACTTCGACGACCGCGAAAGTATTCAAAAAATCTGGCGTTAAGAACGCGAAAAAGAATCAGACATATTTGAATACACAGACCGGCCATGTTTATGTTTGCTCAACGGCCGGTAAACCGTCGGCTGCGAAATGGAAATATAAGCAGACTGACATCATCGCGAAACCTGCGCTCGGTGTGAGCAATCTTGGAGCGCCTGCGCGGTCATCCTATACTATGTCCGCATCGTGGGGCGTTCCGAACGATTTGAAGAACGCAAAGTGCGGCAAGCGCGCAACGGGCATTCATGTTGACTGGACAATCAACCAGGCGCGCAAGAACGATCCGAAAACGGTGTCGTCAAATCTTGGCAACGCTGCTACATCGTCGTCTATCAATCTGAATAATTTGAAGATTGGCAGTAAGACATATACGCGGGCATCGTTCCATCCGCAGGTTTTGGAGAATTATCTGTATAGCACTTCGATTAAGGTCACGCCGTACAACGGCAAGGGCAACAGCGCCAAGCCTGCTACCAACTCAAGGTCATTTGCGATTCCGCGCGTTCCCACGCTCGATCCGTATTCGTTCGCAAATGACACCGGCGTGCTATCTATCACGATTAAGACGGATGCAGGCACGGATTACCAAGAGCGCTACGACACCGCGTACACGATGCAAATCACGGATAGCCGTGAGGATGCACCGTACTACGAGCACAACTCAAGCGACACTTCGACAGAGTTCACGAAAACATTCAATGCCTCCGGGTATCAATCGCTTGGATTCGAGGATTATATCCAGGTCGATACGGCGGCATGCGCTCGCGGTTTCGCCGGTAATTCGGCGAACGCTACGAGGCGTTACTACATCGCATATCCGGCGCAGACAATCATCGAAGATGTGCAGGTATCTGCGAGTGATACGACCGGTAAGGTCACGGTGTATATCGACACTAACACCAAAGACAACGAACAGCACCCGGTCGATGCGGTCAAACTGGAATACTTGGCGAATTGTACTTATGCGACAGAGAACGCCATTCCCGGCGATGCCTCATGGACAGACACGGACATCGTGGACGATGACCAGTGTACGGCGCTGTCAATCGGCACTACAAGCCTGATTCCTGACGCTGGCAAGTACACCTGGGTGCGTGTTAAGTCGTATCACATCAACGAGAATGTGCTGTATCGGTATTCAAAGCCGATGCGCGTGAAGGATCTCGAAACGCCTGCATCAACGGCGGCCGATGATGACATCACTATTTTGAGTACTGAAGCCGGTCCGGACGGTACTTCTATCATCGTTCAGCTCGGCTGGAATAAGGATGGCCTGGACGATTCAACAGGCACCGAATTGACCTGGAGCGACCAAGAAGATGCTTGGAAGTCAACCGAAGATCCGAGCAGCTACAACTTTACATGGTCCGACGGTCAGAAAGTAGTCGGGATGACAACATATCACGATAGCGCGACAATCACGATCAAAAACCTTGAAGAGGCCACGCAATACTTTATCAAGGCGCGGCGCTATCTCGACGGTGAACCGACGACCTATTCGGATTATTCGAACATCGAAACATGCGTAACAAGCGAAACGCCTCCGGCGGTTGTCGCGAGCTGTCCGGGCATCATTCCGATCGGTTCAGCTTTGCCGGTGTACTGGGTATTCTCCGGCAGTAGCTTGCAGACAAATTGGCAGATCGTACAAAACGAGTGGTATGAAGAATCTGGCGATGAGGTTGCTGTTATTGGTCGAACATATTTCGAGTATGATAGCGTAACGCAAACTTATAGCGAAGTAGCAACTATTTATCAACTCACTTCCGATGTAGCAATAGATCCAGACAAACAGTATTTCACGCGGACAGGCTCTGGCACTTCGCAAAGTCCTTATGTGTATACGCTTGTCGATGAGCCTGATGTTAGTGATATTGGCACATACTACGAGCTTATGGACCCCCAAACAGAGGGATGGTACATCCATGCTGGCGGTGCGATTATTGCAAGCGGCGAGAACAGTCTGGGATCTACGCAGATTAGCGCAGAGCGCTTGGCTGACTTCATAACGGCCGACAACGACCTGCGATTCACCGTGCAGGTATCAACAGGAAGCGGCTGGGTTGTAAGTGAACAGCATTATGTTCAGTTCGCTGAAGCACCGACGCTCACGGTCACGGCAGGCGCGACACTCACAGCGCAGCCATTATCATTCGCGGTTGCAAGCAATATAGAGTGCGATTTGACTATCGTGCTGTCAGCTCAAGGCGCTGTCGGTCAGTTCCCCGAAGGTGTGAAGCGCCAGACGGCGAATGACACGATTTACAGCGGCGTTGTCAGTCCTGCATGGACGGAAGGCGACAGCGATTACACGGCGACGATTACGCTGCCAAGCGGTCTGGATCTGTGGAATTTGTGCAAGTACACGCTATCAGTCGTCGCAACCGATAACACCACCGGCTTGAAGTCAGACGAGGTGCTAAAAACAATCACCATCGCCTGGGCGAATCCGGCGGTCAGCTTGGTTCCGATTACCACCTACACAGAAACAACGGATGTGACGGTAAACGACGACAAGACTTATTTCGAGTATGATTCCGAAACGCAGACATACATTCCGGTCGAGCCTGTTGGCACAGAGAATCCAAGCGAAGAAGGTTGGTTTGAGGCGACGACCACATCGGCCATCACGCTGACACCGATTGACACCGTTGATGACACCGGCTATCACCGTAAAGCCGTGCAGATTGACCTGACACCGGCAACAGGATGCGGTCAGAGCGATGTGTACGACATTTACAGGCTGACAGGCGACGGTGCGTATTTGATCGGAAGCGGATTCCCGCTGACATATACAGCGGTCGATGAGTACGCGCCATTCGGTGATGATTTAACGCTGTACTATCGTGTAGCGATTCGCACGCCGGACGGTGATGTTTCATTCTATGATTTCGAATACATCGCAAACGGTGCCGTGATTCGTTTCGACTGGACAGGCGGTTCGCTTGAATTACCGTACAATCTGTCGGTCGGTGACAAGTACGCAAAGGATGTCGAGGTGCGTAAGCACTTGAACGGCGATTCGGATGCGTATTGGAATGAGGGCGTTGAGCGCAACGGTTCGTTGAGCTCCGATTTAATTCGTCTTGAGCAACAGGACGATGTTATCCGGGCAAGACAGCTCGCACGCTACGCCGGAGCTGTGTTCGTCAGAACGCCGGACGGTTCGGCCTACGAGGCGGATGTCGAGGTCACAGACATGTCCACGACAGGCTTGCTTGAATCTATTGCCGTTGACGCGCGGGAGATTGCGTTGACGACAGCGTTCATGCTGCCTACGCCTTTTGAGTTAGAGGATTAAGAATGGATTGGTCACAAAGCTATGCGGCCAGCTTGAGAGTGTTCCGCGTAAATCGCGACACCTGGGCGGACGCTGAACAAATTGAAAATGTTGATTCGATCGAAGTGTCACGCACGAGCGATGGCGAATTGCTTGAATCGGGCGGTATGGATATAACGGGCGAGTTCGATGCGGATTATTACCGAATCGTGCTGACCGCCGTGCAAGACGATGATGTCGAGCGGGTCGATGTTGCGACGATGCTTTTTGACACGAACAGCGGAGAAGTCAATCGGGGCACGAAAACACAGAGCGCTGAAGGCTTCTCCGTGCTCTATCCGGCATCAAAAACTACTTTGCTGGCGGGCGAGTATGCGCCTGCGGGAGTGGACGGTGCAGAGTACGCCGCAGAGCTCCTACGCGCCGCTATAAACGCGCCCGTGGAGGTCGACGGACACTTTACCCTTAACGGTCATATCGTCCACGAGATAGGCTCCAGCGTGCTGGAAGCGGCATGGGCGGTTTTGAACGCCGGCAACTTTTGTATGCAGATTGACGGCCGTGGAATGGTACATATATTGCCGATGCCGACAGAACCTGCTGTCACGATTGACACTACCAACGCGAAACTGCTCACGCCCGGCATCAAGTATGACAAAGACATGAGCGAGATCCCGAACAGGTACATCGTTCTGAACGGTGATGTGAAAACGGTCGCAGTCAATGACGATCCGGACAGCCCGGTTTCTACCGTGACGCGCGGATATTTCGTCGATGAGGTCGATGAATCACCAACGCCGGTGAACGGCGAAACGATGGGCGAGTATGCGGTCCGCATGCTCAAGCAAAAGAGCGTGCTGAACGATAACCGTTCATACCAGCGCGAGTATGCTGCTGGCGTCAATCCGTATTCCATTGTCCGGGCATCCATTGATGGCCTGGACGGGGATCTCCGCGTGCACAGTCAGTCAATCAAATGTGAGCACGGCATCACCGTTGAAGAACAGGCGAATCAGGAGGTTAAGCTATGGCAATAGATAGCAGCGTATTAGGCGAAGTCGTCAATGCGCTCAAACAAGAGCCAGAAAACAAAAACCGCATATATCGGGCAACGGTTTCTCGTATTGATAACGAGGGCGTAGTCTGGGTGAATCTCGCCGGCAGCGACATCGAAACGCCGACAGAGATAACATCCGCCGAGGTCCATGCTGGCGATTCCGTCAATGTCGAATGGCGGAATAATCAGCTATACATCGGCGGCAACTACTCGAATCCGTCCGCAGGCGTTGCCCGTGTCGAGAAAGCCGAAAGCAAGGCTTCCTATGCACAGTCAACCGCAGAGAACGCGCAGGCAATCGCCGAGGAGGCTCTGGCCAACTCCGGCGGAAGCGGACAGGAAAGCGCCTATTTTTGGTACCAGGACGGAAGCGGCACTCATGCTGGTGCTCATGTCACGGAAGTGCCAAAAGAAACATTTATCAGCAATCCGCAGGGCGGTAATGTGCTGATTAAGTCAAGTACGGTCAAGGTCCGCAACGGCACATCTGCCAACCTCGCCGAGTTCGGTGCGAGCGGCATCCAGCTTGGTCAAACGGGCGAATCGCATGTGAATTTGGATTATCACAGCTTGCGCATGATCGACAAGGAAGGCAACTACTATGTGTATTTGTCAGACTTGCGTGATGCGACAGGCATAGCGCAGCTCATTGAGAGTTTTGATGGTGACGGTACGACCACGACATTCAGCTTGTCATTCAACTGTGTGAGCGTGGACACGGTAAAGATTAATAATACAACGACCACGGCCTACACAGTCAGTGGTAATGATGTGACATTCACGACCGCGCCGGCAAGCGGATCGTTCATCGAGATCATCTACAATTCCGATACAAGCGAAGCAAAGGCGTTCACATTTGGCACCCGTGACACAGGCTATGTCGGCGTTATGAGTTTTGCTGACGGCCTGGACAATCTCGCCGAAGGATATTGTTCGCACGCATCCGGCAATATGGTCTATGCGAACGGACACTACTCAAAAGCTGGCGGCGTGTACTCCGAAGCGAATAACACAGGCGCGAACGCGCAAGGCTTGTATGTTGTAGCAAACGGCAAGTGGCAGACGGTTATTGGCCGGTTTAACGACACGCAAACAAACACGCTTTTTGAGATAGGCAACGGAACGGCTGACAATGCGCGTTCGAATGCGTTCACCGTCGACAAAAACGGTGGCGTTGTCGCTGGCGCTCTGGTCGAATCATCCGGCACCTACACAGGCGGCTACAACGACGAGGCACTAATGACACTCGCAACACGCAACAAATGGCACACCATACTCGGTGAGGCTACGGAATAGAAAGGGGGATAATATGGCTGGATTATTAGATAGGGCTATGGACTGGATAGCTAATCATGCGTGGAAGGGCTACGGCACGAAGGTATCGGGGCTCGGCGCAAGGACATCGAGCAATCCGTACACCTTCCCGAGCGACGGTATGCTATGGCTCGAGTCGAATTATCGCGCTAACTCATACATAATCGCGTTTGTCGACGGAATTAAGGTAGCACAACCGTCCACGCCGTCAAGCGGTAGTGCTGGAAACTTCTCAATTTCAATACCCGTATTCAAGGGACAGAAGGCGTATTTCGAGAGGGCGAACACATACTGCTACGCCGAGTTTATCCCATATAAAAATATGGGGGGGGGGTACTGCTTAACCTTAATCCCCGCCGAGAGGCGGTGGCGGCATGAGCGGGCTACTGGATCGCATTTTAAGTTATATCGCGAATGTCCCTCATATCGTCGAGCAAGGCACAAGCGGTATTTGGACTTACAGGAAATGGTCGGACGGCACGGCGGAGTGCTGGGGCAAGACTACTCAAAGCAAGTCGTTTGGAGCGTGGGGCAACATTTACTCCGCGGACTTGTCGCCTGTAAGCTTCCCGACAGGATTGTTTATAGATACCCCGATTATAACGGGCGCGTTCCGTTCAGGCGCGAACGGCTGTTCGGGACTTTGCGCGACCAACTTCTCGAAAACCTCGACGGGCGACGCTATCGTTCTTCGCGGTACGAGCGTGAGCGGAAGCTTCACCTTTACGAAGTCATACTACGCGGTCGGCAAGTGGAAGTAACCCCCGAAAGGGGGTGGGCCGCATGACCGGACTGCTGGATCGGATCATGAACGCACTCGCGAACAACTGCATTGTTGAGAGCGGCACGAACAATTTGTGGAAGTACAAAAAGTACGCCGACGGAACATACGAGGCAACCTACACGAAGCAGCATACCCAGTTCAATGTCGCAGCGGGACCATCGACCGGCGAGTATTACAGCGGTGATTTACTCATCGCTGCAAGGCCGAGCTTTGCCAAAACGGTCGACGGAGCTCTCGGCACTCCGTTCGCCGGATCAATGACAAGCGGCCCGAGGGTGTATCGAATAACGGTAGACAGCAACAACGACGTCCGCGTTCAGTTTAGAACGCAATCTTCGGTGACGAACGCATCCACGCAGGTCGCCTACAAAATGTGGGGGACATGGAAATAACAACTCGGCACTCGCAAGGGTGCTTTTTTAATGAAATTTCAATCGGCTATTAGTAAAGAAAGTCGACAATTTCTTTACTAACAGCTTTTTTAGTCCATTGTTATTAAAAATCTTGGACTTAAAGAAAGCGAGGCAACTATGAAAAAATGGCTCAAAGCAGCGGCTATCCGCTGTATCAAAACAATCGCACAGGCGGCTATTGCTATGATAGGTACTTCCGCCGTGCTATCCGAGATCGACTGGAAGTTAGTTATCTCCGCGTCGGTCGTGGCTGGTATCTTGTCAATTTTAACTTCAATCGCGGGACTTCCCGAAGTAGAGGAATAAATTATGACTGTAATGATAGGTAACGCACGAATAAGCGAACACGGCACGGTCAACGGCTCTAAAGGCGATCAGACAGGCAAGGAAGTCATGACGCAGAGCTGGTCGAGCGGCGGGACTTGGCAGTATGTGATCCGCCCGAAATCATCGACCGTAGCGTCGAAACTCGCGACCGCTATGAAGCAGGCTTGCGCGAATAATAACATCGGCTACTCACAGGCGGACAGGCTCTCATTGAATACCCTCGCGGTCAAGACAGGCTATAACCTCTCGAAGGTCGGCAAATGTAACTGCGACTGCTCGTCACTCGTCGCGGTATGTTGCAACGCGGCAGGCGTTAAGGTATCGCCGACTATGTACACGGGTAACGAGCTCGCCGTGCTCAAGGGGACGGGCAAGTTCACCGTCTTTACGGCAACGACCTACACGAAGTCAGACAAGCTGCTTAAAACAGGCGATATTCTTCTTCGCAAAGGTCACACGGCTATCGTAACGCAGGGCTATTCAGCACCCGCACCGAAGCCCGCGCCCGCGAAGAAATCTATCGCGACGGTAGCGCAAGAAGTCATCGACGGTAAATGGGGTTCGGGAGATACCCGAAAGAAGAAACTCAAGGCCGCTGGTTATGACTACGCAACCGTTCAGGCGAAGGTCAACGAGCTACTGAAAAAGAAGCCCGCTACCAAGAAATCGTCGAAGAAATCCTACGCGCAGATCGCGAAAGAGGTCATCGACGGTAAATGGGGCAACGGCTTGACCCGGAAGAGCAAGCTCAAGAAAGCTGGCTATGATTATAAGAAGGTACAGGCAGAGGTCAATAAGTTATTAAGAAAGAAGTAAGTCATGCATACAGGGATAGTTATTGCAATCATCAGCGCGTTACCCGCGCTCGTAACGGCGGTCGTTTCGGTCGCGCTGAATAATAGGGTTATTAAAAACGATATCGCGCACGTTAAAGAAGATATCGCACGGATAGAGGCGAAAGTCGATAAGCATAATAACTTTATGGAGAGGATCGCGCTTTTAGAGTCTAACTCGAAGGCAGCTTGGAAACAGATTGACGAGATCAAGGACTCTATTCACGAATTGCAAGACTTCCATAAGTAGAAACTCCACCGATGATATCGGGTTCGGGGTATAATCCTCCTTTCAGGGCTCGGTAGGGGTCACAGCTTGCCGAGTCTTTCTCGCGAGACTCCTTGATAGACGGGGCGGGGCTTTTAGTGTTTTTTCACCCGCCCCGATTTTCATTAGCATTTTGTTAGCACTTTTTGAGCCGAACAGGGCATTTTTGAGCCCTGTCGGGCATTTTTGCGCCCTGACGGGAACACGCTACAAAGCCCGTAAATACAAGAAAAAACCGCTAAACCTTGCGGTTAACGGCTTCTTCCAAAAAGTGGGCGCGACGGGGCTCGAACCCGTTATAGGGGCGCGTGGTTGACGCGTTTTCTCGGTGTCGTTAGCATTTCATTAGCATTTTTATCAAAGTAGGCAGTTATTTTATCTGCCGAGTTTCGTTCAAAATCGTCTAAAGTTCCCCTGTAAATATCTTTCAGGATCGCGTCTGACTTCCACCCGCCGAACTTCATGATATACTGGTCGGGTACGCCGATCGCGTGACACGCTGACGCGTAGTAATGGCGTAGGTCATGAAAGCGGCAGTTATAGCCCAGCTTGTCTCGTAGCTCGGTAAACCGATGACTAATTGAGTTTAGGGAAAGCGGGCAGACCTTTTTATCCTTTTTGTTCCCTAAAATATAATTTAATACGAACTGGGGTATCGGAATATACCTGTCTGACGTGTAGGTCTTCGGCGACTTAACTACGTTACCGATGACGGCGGCAGAGTGAACGTGTATCACATTATCTCTAATATCATCATAGGTAAGGCTCACAATTTCACCCCTACGCAATCCGCAGAAGGCCGCTAACATGATAGCCGTCTTCATGTTCGGCGAGGCGGCATTGATTAAACTATACACTTCTTCGGTCGTCGGTGTATGGTATTCTAACTTCTTTTTCGGCGGAAGTGTTACCCGTAGATTTAACTCGGGCGCGAAAAGAGAAAGAGCTGCGCGGATCAACCCGTAAGCGTTCCTGACCGACTTCGGAGATTTAGTAGCGGCTAATAGGTTGACTTCGGCTTGTAATCTCTCCGATGTAATGTCTCTGACCGGGGTATTCATGAGCCGCTGAAACTCGGTTCGACGGGTCAGCTCGTAGCGTTTTATCGTCGTCGGCGATAATATGTTACGCTTGGCTTCTATATACTGGTCGATAACGACGCCCAGCGGCGCAGAGGGCGCGTCTACTGCCGTTAGCTTATATTCTGTCGCCTTGCGTATTACTTCGGCTCTCGTGGGCGCAGAGAAGCCCTTACGGCGTCCCTTAACTTGTATCTGTATGAAGTAATTACCCGACGGGAGTTTTCTCGGTTTCATCTGCCTATTTTTCTCCGTTTTTTATGCAGATACCACGCTATCCGAACCGCGTTTTTTATATGATCCTGATAATACGAGAAGATTAGCGTATTCGATTAGCTTATTCTGACCCTCTTCGTTAAGCGCGTAAAAAGCGTCGACTAATTCCTGACCGCGCCCAGCGTAGAGCATGACAAGACGGGACGCTTCGCTCTCGTCTAAAAGGTCTGATATGCTGACGTTAAAGATATCCGAGACTACTTCCAAAATCTCGAAAGACGGCTCTCTGATACCCTTTTCATAATTGCAGATCGCGCTACGGGTCATGCCCAGTTTATGAGCGAGGTCGTCTTGGGTCATACCGTGTTCTTTACGCAATTCTACTAACCGTTCCTTGAATTTTAACATGGTCTTTTCCCCCTTCGTTCTTATAAAATACACGATATGTATAACTTTTTCAAGAAAATTCACGAAATGTATTGACACGAAATGTTAACAAGAGTATATTTAGTATATCGAACAGGCAACCTACCACAATAGAAAGGAGAGGGAATGAAAAACAAGACAATCGGCGAAAAGATGAAAGAGCTTCGCGGCGACCTTACACAGGCGCAAGTAGCCCACGATTTAGGGATCAGCGAGGCGGCGGTCTGCGCTTACGAGAACGATAAGCGCGTCCCGAGAGACGGACTGAAAAAAGTATTCGCTGACTACTTCGGCACGACGGTTCAGGACTTATTTTTTTAGTCTTTAATGACACGAAATGTTAACAAGGAGAGGAAATGCACTTAACACTTTTTGGAGAAATCAAGAAACGGCAAGTCGAGGTACAGGCGACCGATGACGAAATGAGAAACGCCGTCGGCTGGACGCGGAAGGTATGGCGAGCAAGGAACGCCGACCCGTCGCGGATCACGCTCGGAGAGTTTAGCGAGTTATGTAACTACCTCGGACTTCACTTTGAAAGGAGATAACTATGAACGGAACGGCAGCTCTTACCAACGCGATTTACTTACTGGCCTGCGTCGGGATCGCTTTTACCCTGACTATCCTTATGTCCTTTATCCTTCCGTTACTCGACAGGGCGGGGCGGTGGTTTCGATGATACCCGACCCTCATTACTACGACGACCCGACCGACTACGCGATCGCTAACGGGACTTGGTACGACGAGAACGGTATCGACCCCGACGGGTACGACCGAGACGGTGTCTATATCGGCGTTGAGTTTTACGGAAAGGGGGAAGACGAAAGTGACTGATAATCTCGGAATATTAATCGACGCGGAAATGAGGTATATCGACCAGTTACTAAACGGCATTAACGAGCGGATCAACGAAATAAATAAGCAGTTAAAGATAGTCAAAGACAGTTTGGAAACGGAGATCGCGCTCGAGAAAATGGCGGACAGTTTGAAAGGAGAAAAAAATGCAACTAATCAAGAAGAACGCTAAAGGCTACGGGTACACCTATACCGATTTAGCCGAGATCACGAAGCTCTTACACGATAACGGGTTGAGCTACTACCAGTTCATAGAGCCGTATGAAGGTAACGACTACATAATGACGGTCGTCATCGACGCGGACGGGAAAGAGTACGAGCCGATCCGGGGCGCGAAGGTCGTCGAGGCGAAGCTGTCAGGCAAGGACAACCCAGTACAGGCTTACGGCGCGTCGCTTACTTACTGCCGACGGTATTCGCTGCTTATGGCGTTCGGTTTAGCTACTACCGATGATGACGCGGCAGGGTTCACGCAAAACAAGTTCGACAACCCGAAGCCGCCGACAGAGAAAGACGCTCATAAGACAAGCACGAAAGAGCAAGCCGCCGAGATCAAAAAGCTATGCGCGGCGAACGGCGTCGACGAGGACTTTATCGCTGACTCTTACATGAAAACGAAAGTCGAAGACTTGTCACGTATTCAGGCGTACACCGTGATAAACAGGTTCGAGGACTTCCGAAAAAAGTATGTTTCGGGCAAGGCTTAAAGAGCCCGAAGTGTCTTTCGACTCGGGGCGGGTCGTCGCGAGATTAGAGATCACGGGCGGCAACTATCGCGAGTGGTACGCCGAGCAAGGAGACGGGGAATATACGGTCGAGATCAAAAAACACAGAAAGCCCCGGTCGAAGGACGCTAACTCTTACTTCCATGTTTTATGCGGAAAGATCGCCGACAAAATGGGCGTCTCAAAAGCGGAAGTCAAAAATAAGATGATATCGCTTTACGGTCAGCCCGAGCTCATAGACGGTAGCGTGAACTACATGGTCGTCCGAGACGAAATGGACGTTAGCAAGTTCGAGCACCTACACCTACAACCGACCACGCAGACGCAAGTCTTAAAAGGAAAGCTATACAGGGTCTACGCGGTCATGAGAGGCGTAGGACTGACCCGAGAGGAAACCTACGATACGAAAGAGATGAGCATTTTAATCGACGGGACTATCAGCGAGGCGAAGGAAATCGGGCTAACCGAAGCGGAGATCATGAGCACGAAAGAGAAAGCAATTCTAAAAGAGGTATACGGCATTGATTAACGATAAGTTAGAGTGCTTTATCTGCGGACGAGGCGGGGCGTTACATAGACACCATTGTCTACACGGGATAAGGCGAAAGAAAGCGGATCAATACGACTTGACCGTCTATCTCTGCCCCGAGTGTCATCAACGGCTACACGACCACGGCGACGGAGACCTGATGTTAGAGCAGATAGCACAACGCCATTTCGAGAAGCAATACGGACACGAGAAGTTCATGGACGAGTTCGGAAAAAACTATCTATGAAAGGAGAAAAAATGGACACACAAAACAAAGACCTACTCAAGTATTTTCAGAAGCATACGTCAATCACACAGCGCAAGGCGAGCCGCGCCCTCGGTATCGACCGACTTTCGGCGAGGATATTCGAGCTGCGGAACTCCGGTCACAGGATCATAACGAACACGATCACAGTAAAGAACCGTCACGGGCGGAAGAGCCGCGTAGCTGAATATATCTATTTAGGAGATGAAATTGCATGACAACGAGAAAACCGCTATCAAAGAAAACGAGGTTCGAGGTCTTTAAGAGGGATCATTTTACCTGTCAATACTGCGGGAGAATGTCGCCCGACGTGATACTCGAAGTCGACCATATTAAACCCGTCGCAGAAGGCGGTACGAACGAAATGCTTAATCTTATCACTTCGTGTCGCGACTGTAACCGGGGCAAGGGTAAAAGAAAGCTATCGGATAAGACAGAGCTCAAAAAGCAACAGAAAGAACTCGACGATTTAGCGACGATCCGAGAGCAGACCAAAATGATGATGAACTGGAAACGAGAGCTCATGGAGTCGATTAACAATCAGGCGGAACTCATCGGTCAATACATAGGCGATAACACCGACTGGATATTAAACGACGGCGGGTTAGCAAAGATCAAGAAGCTGATACGTCAATTCTCGTTTCAAGAAGTGTTCGAGGCGGTCGAGATAGCTTTCGACTACTACTACGACGGATCGGAGAGATCATGGGACACGGCCTACGGTAAAATCGGCGGTATTTGCTACAACAGGAGACAACAAAGAAATGGCGATATTTAGAAATATTCAAATGTCATTTTGGACGGACACGAAAATAGCCGACGACTTCTCACCCGAAGAAAAGCTGATGTATCTGTATCTGATGACTAACCCTCATACGAACTTATGCGGCTGCTATGAGGTCAGTACGAGGCAGATTATCTACGAGACAGGCATGACAGAAAACGCGGTTAAAAAGACACTCGGGCGATTAGAAAAGGATCATAAAGTCATTGTCCGTTCGGAAGAAACACGCGAGGTTCTTTTACCCAACTGGTATCGGTATAACTGGACAGCTTCGGAGAAATTCAGGAAACCGTTATTCGCTCAAATTAACGCAGTAAAGAACGACGATTTTAAGGATTATTTGATTGATTTATATAACGGTATGGATAGTGTATCGATACCGTATCAATACGGTAGCGATACAACTGATACTGTTACTGATACTGATACTGTACCAGTTATTAAAGAGACACCAAGCGAACTTAATAAAG